AGAAGGATATTCCTTTACCTTATGCTAAATATTTGGATGAAGAAGCTAAAGAAAAATATTTAAAAACATTTGATAAAAATCTTACTTTTGAATACATCGAAAAATATTTTGGAGATACACAAGCTAAAAAATATGTAGATGAGCAATCTAAAAAATTAGATTATCTTCCACAAGATGCTATTAAATATATTAGTGACCCTAAATTGAAAAATTTATATTCTATTTACACTAAACTATTTAAAAATTGGAGATTTTCAGAAAACACAAACATAAGTGATGAAGAACTAGAAAATCAAAAAGAGATGCCTGAACAAGATGTTACACCATCTCCATTGACTTACGATGATTGGAAATCACTTAGTTCTCAAGAAAAACAAACTATATTAAACCTAGCAAAAACCTCTGACTCAGACATAAGTAAATATTTGATAGTTAGTTATGCTGTACCTTTCTTTTTACAAGATAATAACCAAATATATGCCCTATTACCTACAGATAATTCAAATGAAGAATGGGTAATTTCTGATATGGATGGTAAATCCTTATTAAAAACCCCATTATCTGATATTTTATTTAACGATGAAAAAATATACTCAGCGTATCCTGATTATGCATCCGAAAATGCTAAAAGAATATACCCATTATCTGCTATTAAAATTAATAATAAAGATGTGACTTTGTCTGAAATAAAGCGTATGTTAAAACTAGCGGGAATTATATAATCAAGATCTAGCATATTTATGTAAAAACAATTAATAACCAATAAAAACCAAAAAACAAAACAAACAATGAAAAAAACAATTATCACAATCGTTACAGCTTTAATTATCACATCATGTGGAACTTCAACCAAAGAAGAAACACCAGTAGCAGATTCTACTCTAGTAGTAGCAGTAGATACTGTAAAAGTAGATACTACAAAAGTAGATTCTATAGCTTGCTGTGTTGATTCTACCAAAAAATAAAATTAATAAAGTTTTATAAAAGATTAGGCTTGATTATTCAAGCCTTTTTTTATATGTTTACATTAAAATAAAAGTTATGAATATATTTTATATCAATGAAAATCCGACAACAGCTGCTCAAGAATTAGCAGATGCTCACATTCGTAAAATGCAAATTGAAAGTGCCCAAATGTGCTGCACAGCACATTGGGAAACAGGAGGAACAGCACCTTATAAACGTGCTCACAAAAACCACCCTTCAACAATATGGGCAAGACAATCTATACAACATTATAGATGGCTTATATCGCATGGTCTTGAAATTTGTAATGAATTCACTAAACGTTATGAAAAACGTCATAAAACACAAGATGTGTTAGAGTGGTGTAAAAATAATGAACCTAATTTACTAGATAACGGATTTACACCCCCACCAAAGTGTATGCCTGTAGAATTTCAAGTAGAAGATACAATTGAAGCATATCGTAAATTTTACATTGAAGATAAAATTAAAGTTAAAGGATTAAATTGGAATAAATTAAATAATAAACCTTCATGGGTTTCTTAATATGTATAATAAAAATACCACATGCAAACTTTTGACTTAAGGTCTTATCTTTACGACAATCCTCTTTTAAAAGAAGAGAAAGAAACTGAAATAGTAAATGATTTAAAAGATGATATGTCTAGTTTATTATCAAATTTAGAAAATGAACTAGAAAAAACAACAGAAACTCAAAATGAAGGACTGCTAACAACAGCAAGCATAGCACTTGCTCTACCTGCTATTATGGGATTAGTAGCTAAATTTGGAAAATCAGCTGGTTCTCTTGTTAATAAAATTTTAGGGAAAAAACCATCTCAACAAGATGAATATCAAAAATGGATGGATAAATTAAGTCATATTGCTGATGAATTACATCATTTATATATGGTTCCTCTTACATCTGTTGTTAAAAAATTCATTAAAGATGAAGCTAAAGCTAAAAAAGTAGCAAATGCTGTATTTCATATAATTGTGGCAACTATGTTAATAGCATCTGGAGTTACTGCTGTTAAAGCTTTTAAAGCTCAAAACATATCTTTAGGTACACTAGAAGCAGCTTTAACTGCTATTAAGGGAGGTGAAGTAAAAGCCTTTATTAGTAAATTAATTTAAAAATATAGACTAGATTCATAGCCTAGTCGCTCTAATAAGAGATAAAATATTGTGATAGCTGTGGCATCTTGAAAAAAGATGCCACTTTTATTTTTTAGGTGGATGGTCTGACGGAATTTTCATATATTTATAATAAAATAATATGACTAAAATTTACATATTAGAAAAAAATGGAGTTCCGTTTTATGTTGGTAAAGCAAAAGATGCTACTAGAAGAAAACATACCCATAGAAGAACATATGGTTTAGATATCCAATCGTGTATTATAGATGAAGTTGAGGATTGGAGATTTTGGGAATCATATTGGATAGAACAACTTAAACAATGGGGTTTTAAATTAGAGAATAAAAACAATGGTGGGGGTGGACCTTCAAAATATACTGAAGATCAAAAACAAAAAATGAGAAAACCTCGTAAAGAAGGTACAGGAAATAAAATAAGTAAAACTATAAAAGAAAGAAATCATTCACAGTATTATACTGAAGAAGTTAGACAAAAAATGGCTGCTCCCCAAAAAGGTAGACCAAAACCTTTTACTAAAGAACATATAAGAAACATTTCAAAAGCTAATTTAGAATCAAAAGGAAAAATAGTAGAGTGTTATAACTTAAATGGAGAATTTATTAAAGAATTTTCTTGTTTACGAGAAGCTAAAATTTGGCTTATTAAAGAAAAATCTTTATGTTCACCTAATGTAGATAAACAAATAAAAGACTGTTGTAGGGGTCGTCAAAAAACATGTCATGGATTTAAATTTAAATATAGATAAAATGAAAAAACAAAAAATAGTAGTTGTCGGAGGAGGAGTTTCAGGAATATGTGCTATTACTAAACTAATAGACAATGGATATCCTGGAGAATTAATTACCGTCATTGATAAAGGCAATGATCCTTATACTCGCAAACCAGAAGAAGTAATGACAGGTTTCATGGGGTGTGGTCTATGGAGTGACGGTAAATTAACCTATCATACAGCAATTGGGGGTCAACTAAGTAAATATTGTGGAGAAGAAAAAGCAATGGAACTTATGGATCAAGTTATCCAAATGGTTACCAGATTCCATCCAGATCCTTCCCAAATAATGAAATCTGACCCAGAATCAGAACCAGACTTTATCAAACCATATTTTGGTCTTCGCTTATTCCCAGTATACCATATTGGTACAGATTATTTACACGAAATAGGAAAACGTTGGTATGACTATTTAGTTGATAAAGGAATAAAATTTGAATGGGAAACTGAAGTTGAAGATATTGATTTTAATAACAATAGAATTTATACTCATAATGCTGATTTAAAATACGATACTCTTATATTCGCAGTAGGCAAATCAGGTATTGACTTTGCTCAGTCACTCTCAGACAAGTATAAATTACCTACAGAACCAAAATCAGTACAAATTGGAGTTCGCTTTGAAGCACCACAAAAATATTTTCAAAAACTAATTGATATCAGTTATGATTTCAAACTATATCAAAAGTTTGATAACGTATCACTTCGTTCGTTTTGCACAAATAACAACGCTGCTTATGTTGCTGTTGAAGAAACATATGGTGATATCAGTTATAACGGTCATGCTAAAAAAGGAGAAGAATTTAGAAATGACATGACCAACTTTGGTATTTTAATGGAAATTAAAGGTATTGAAGATCCATTTAAATGGTCAAGAGATGTAGTTGATAAATTACAATCAAATGGAACCGGGCTATATTACTCACCTGGTAATACTCGCAAACCAGGATTAACATCAGAAGGTACAACAGTATCTGCTACACAAATAGGTTGGTTAGAGTTAATTAAAGTAACAGAAATAATGAATCCATACTTTGAATACATTGTCAATTTTATTGATGACATGAAAAAAGTATTCCCTGAAATGGGCGATGATTGGGGCATATATATTCCAGAGGTAAAATATCTCTCTCCAGAGCCTCTTGTAGATTATACTAATCTAGCTTTAACCACTTACCCTAATGTACACTTTGTAGGAGATGCTTTATCAGCAAGAGGGATAACAGTTAGTGGAGCTCATGGAATATATGTTGCAGAATCTTTACTTTCATAATATTTATATTCATGGAAGAAAATGAAGAATATCCAGATTTTATTGAAAATTTCTAATACGTATAATTAAACATTAATAATCAAAATGAACAACAAATTAGTTAACACAGTTAAACGAATCATGGAAAATGATGAGTTAAACGAAATGGCACAAATTGCTGGTGCTCTTAAAGATGCTATTGATAGCGTAATTAAAAATAACCCTGAATTAGAAGGATTAGCCCTTAAAAAAGCAATTAGAGGTGACGCACAAGTAATTGCTGCTTTAGCTGGTGATCAATTATATGATAACCAATTAAACCGCTTTATAGCTTTAGTTAAAGGCGAAAGAGAATTAGGTCAACGTGGCCGCAAACCAGGATCAGTAAATGCTTCTGTTGGGAAATCAGTAATGGATAAATTTGCTCAAGGATTATACAATGAATATACTCCAGAAGAAAAACAATTTATCGCAGATTTATATGCTTCAGTTCAAGAAGAAGACATGGATATGCCTATGGAAGAAGTAGAAGCATCTGTAGAAGAAGTTGAATTAAATGAACAACTTGCTAGAATGCAAAAACTTGCTGGATTGATTACTGAAAGTGAATATAGACAAAAAATTGAAGTGATAAACGAACAAAAAATTCCATTTTTTCATCTTTCTCAAGTTACCAAACCTTTTGGTATAGATAAACCTAAAGCAGATCAGATGGCTGATTTAAAAGTAGGTTTAATTGTATTACCCAAAATGTCTTATAGAAATGAAAGTGATGTTAAAGCTCAATTAGGAAAAATAACTAAAATTGAAGGAGATAATGTTACTGTTAAAAAAGTTAATGGTAAAGAAGAAAATAGAAAAGTATCTGATTTAATTCACTTGATTGATGGTGGTTATAGATTTTAATTAATAACATCCATTAATTTAATTAAAAAGAATATAATATTTTATATAAAATAACATAAAATTAAAATTTTTTGTAAAATTAGGCTTGATTACTCAAGCCTTTTTTTATATGTTTATATAAATTAAAAATTAAAAGTTATGAATGCAGCCACACAATCTCCAATCAAACGTTTTAAATCACCTGATGGAACTATTCGTTATGTAAAAGACAATAAATTACATAATCCTGATGGTCCTGCATTGATCCACCCTGATGGAAAAGAAGAATATTATTTTTATGGTATTCTTTATACTAAAGAAGATTTTAAAAAAATAAAAAAAGATAGTGTAGGTTTACCATGGTTTAAAAGCCCTTCAAGCAAAGGAAGAATTTAAATTCTCAAGGTAGTCCATATTTATAATAAAAAATGGATACTAAAAAATGCGCAACTTGTAAAGGAGAATTTAATATAGATTATTTTCCTATTAATAGATCATATTGTTTTCCTTGTAATAGGATAAAAATGAATGAATATGCTTCTAAAAGAAAAGACAAAAGACATAAATACAATATTGATAATCAAGATGAAATAAGCAAATATAATAAATTATATTATAATAAAAATAAAGATATTTTCCAAAATAATTATAAAAAATATTTAAATACTAACCCCCAATTTAAAATAATTCACAATACTAGAATCAGAATTAATAAAGCATTGAAAAATAACTACAAAAAATCATCGTCAATAGAGTTATTAGGATGTGATTTAAATTTTTACAAACAATATTTAGAAAGTCAATTTAAAAGTGATATGTCATGGGAAAATTATGGAAAATTATGGGATATAGATCACATAAAACCATGTGCTTCTTTTGATTTATCTTTAAAAGAAGAACAAGAAAAATGTTTTCATTATTCTAATACACAACCTTTATATAAAATAGATAATTTAAGAAAAAACAAATATTAAATTTATTTATATTTATAATTAAAACATTATAGATATGAAATTAACTCAAATTGAATTCCCCGCTAATCAATATATAGCAGAAGAACATCCAAAAAAACAAATTTATTTACATCACACTGCTGGAAATGCTGACCCGTTTGCTGTTTTTAAGGGTTGGTCTTCTAATCCTGAAAGAATTGCTACTTGTGTATCTGTTGGAGGAAAACCTAAAAAAGGATCTACATGGGTAGATGGAGAAGTAGTACAAGGATTTAGTTCAAAATATTTTGCCTATCATTTAGGATTAAAAGAATCTACATTTCAAAAATTTGGAGTTCCTTATCAATCTTTAGACAAAATATCAATAGGAATAGAAATATGCAATTTTGGTGGTTTAACATATAGAGAAGGAAAATTTTATACTTATGTAAATTCTCCTATACCTGAAGAAGAAGTTGTTGAATTAGCAACTCCTTATAAAAATTACAAATATGTACATGCTTATACTGATGCTCAAATTCAAGCTGTAAAAGAATTATTAATATTATGGAAACAAAAATACAATATTCCTTTAACATATAATGAAGACATATGGAATGTAACAACAAGAGCATTAAAAGGAGAAACAGGCGTATTCACACACAACTCAGTAAGATTTGATAAAATAGATATTACTCCTCAATCAAAAATGATTGGGATGTTAAAATCTTTGTAATATATTTAAATACTTAAAAATTAATTATGAAAATAGGATTTTGTGGAACTCAATCTGTAGGAAAAACATCATTAGTTGAAGCCCTTAAACAGCTTCCTGAATTTAAAGATTACTATTTTTCTACAGAACGTAGTAAATATTTGCGTGATTTAGGTATCCCCTTGAATACTGATTCTACAGTACGAGGACAAATCATTTTTATGGCTGAACGTTCTAGTGAACTTTTTAGAGAAAATGTTATTACTGATAGAAGCATTATTGATGTAATGGCTTTTACATCATTGAGTGAAACTATATCTAAACAAGATAAAAAATTTCTTAATGATTGTGCATCCACATTGATTCCTGAATATGATTGTATATTTTACATAACCACAGATGGCACAATATTAGAAGATAATGGAATTAGATGTGTTGATTCTAATTATAGGGATTTAATTAATAATCAAATTTATTATACTTTATACAAATACCCACCCAGAAAACTAGTAATTTTATCAGGTCCTACCGAAGAGCGAATTAAAAAAATAAAAGAAGCACTATTTTCATAATATTTATAATAAAATCTTAAAATAAATGAACAATTTAGGTAAAAGTAAATCAAAAAAACATATTCCTAACACACCCTCACATAAAATAAATCTAATCAGAGAATTTTTACAGGGCGAAATCCGTAAAACTCTTTGTGAAAATGACTATGGAGATCTTACAGAAATGGCTCGTAAAGCTACTGTACTTAAAATAGGAGATAAAGATAAAGCTCAAGCAGTAATTGAAAAAATTAGAGCAGCTGATAAAAAAACATGGATTGCTGATATGATTGAAAAAGTAATAGAAGCAGGAGATGAAGGTATTACTCAAGTAGATTTAGCATTTGCTGTTGGTAAAGTAGCTAAAGATTATGATAAAGAAACTGGAGAAAATATTTTAGTAGGTCGTCAACAAGCTATTAATCCTGAAGTACGCTCTTTCTTAAGTGGAGGGATATTTGTATTAGGAACAAATACAGTTGATGTACCTGATACTCAAATCACTGCTGAACCTGAAGAACTTACAATGGCTTCTGAACCTAGCTCAGAACCAGTAGACAACTCAATTAGTGAACCTGAATCAACTGATTTAGATTATGATGAAAAATATCTTAAACCTGAAGAAGAAGATGAAGAAGAAGAGATAGAACCTGAAGAAATAGAAGATGAAGAAGGAGAGGAAGAAGAAGATACTTATTTTAAATCTGAAGAAGAGGAAGAAGAAGAGGAAGATGAACCTGCTCAAAAATTTGTAGCTACTGGAAATGTTGATAGATTGAAAATGGAATTAGATCGAGTAGTAAGTGATATGAAAAATTTAGCAGCAGAATATAAAAAATCTAAATTAGATAATAATAAAGAAAAAGAACTTGAAATAGTATCTAAACTTAAAGAAAAAACTGCTTTAAAATCTAAATTAGAAGATCAAATAGAAACTATTTTAGGGGGTGATATTGATGATGAATTATAAACAATTAGTATTAAATATATTAATTACTATAATATTAGTATGGGTTGGTATAATGTTTATACCAACCTTTCAATCATCCCATGATGGAGAATATAAAAAAGAATTAGATTCATTAAAAACGCTTATAAACGTTAATAAAGAAAAAATAGAATCTTATGAAATAAGAATAAATAATTTAAATGATAGTATAGAATTAATAGACTATAACTTAAATCAAAATAAAATTAAATTAGATAGATTAAAAAAAGACTATGATAAAAAAATGGGCGATATTGGTAAGTATTCTATTGATGAACTTAATAAGTTTTTCACAGAACGCTACAAATAAAGATACTTTAGTTTGTATTCCCAAATCTATCGCTAAAAAAATAGCTTTAGATTTAACCAAAAAAGATCTAAACGATTCAATAGTATCCAATTTAACTATTGATAATAAATTATTATTAAAAAAAGTTAATTTTCAAGATAGTATTATGAAATTTAAAGATAATCAAATACTATTATTTACTAATAATGAAAAATTATTCAATCAATCCTTAGAGTACAAAGATAAAGAAATAAACAAACTAACACTAGACTTAGACTCTCAGAAAAAATATACTAAATTTTCTTTGATTAGTGGAGGGGCATTATGTATATTAACTATGATTTTACTTAGATGAACCCAGATTTAAAAGAAATAATAAAACAAGAATATATTCGGTGTGCGAAAGAACCGGATTATTTTATGAAAAAATATTGTTTTATTCAACATCCTCAAAGAGGGAGAGTTTTATTTAATTTATATCCTTTTCAAGGAAAAGTATTAACTCTATTTAGAGATAATCCATATTCAATAGTTCTTAAATCAAGACAATTAGGTATTTCTACTTTAGCTGCTGGTTATTCTTTATGGTTAATGATATTCCATAAAGATAAAAATGTTCTCTGTATTGCTACTAAACAAGAAACAGCAAAAAACATGGTTACTAAGGTAAGATTCATGTATGATAACTTACCATCATGGATTAAAGGATCAAAACCATTAGAAGACAATAAACTTTCTCTTAAATTACCAAATGGATCCCAAATTAAAGCAGTATCAGCAGCCGGAGATGCTGGTCGATCTGAAGCAGTGTCTTTACTAATAATAGATGAGGCTGCTTTTATTGATGGGATTGGAGAGATATGGGCTTCGGCTCAACAAACCTTAGCTACAGGTGGTGGCGCTATTGTATTATCAACACCTTACGGAACAGGAAATTGGTTTCATCAAACTTGGGTTAAAGCAGAAACAGGTACAAATGATTTTCTTCCTATTCGATTACCATGGAGTGTTCATCCTGAACGAGATGAAAATTGGAGAAAACGTCAAGATGAATTATTAGGTGATCCTCGTTTAGCAGCACAAGAATGTGATTGTGATTTTAATACATCTGGAGATGTAGTATTTTACCAAGAATATTTAGAATTTTACGAAACTACTTATATAAAAGATCCTATAGAAAGACGAGGAATAGATAAAAATCTATGGGTTTGGGAACCTGTAGATTATACTAGAAGTTACATGGTAGTAGCGGATGTTGCTCGAGGTGATGGAAAAGATTATTCTGCATTTCATGTAATTGATATTGAATCGAATACTCAAGTAGCTGAATATAAAGGTCAATTAGGTACTAAAGAATTTGGTTATTTATTAGTAGGGATATCAACTGAATACAACAATGCATTATTAATAGTAGAAAACGCTAATATAGGTTGGGCTGCTATACAGACTATTCAAGAAAGAGACTATAGAAATCTTTATTTCTCACCAAAAAGTGATAATACAGATATTTCTTCATATATTGATAGGTATGATGATACTAATAAAATGACTCCGGGTTTCTCTATGACACTTAGAACTAGACCTTTAGTTATTAGTAAATTTCAAGAATATATCAACTCTAAATCGGTAACGATTCAATCTAAAAGATTAATAGAAGAAATGAAAGTATTTCTTTGGAAAAATGGTAGAGCCGAAGCTCAATCCGGTTACAATGATGATTTAGTTATGAGTTTTGCAATTGGGATGTATATTAGAGATACTGCATTAAAATATAAACAACAAGGATTAGATTTACTTAAAGCCTCATTAAATAACATAACCTCAGCTAAATCACAACATAGAGGAGGCTATAGTTATAACCAGATGCAAAACCCATATGATATGGATGTTAATGGTCAAAAAGAAAGCTTTAAATGGTTATTATAATTAATTTAAACAAAAACAATGGCTGATACTAGTGTATTTACCCGACTGAAAAGATTATTCAGTACAGATGTATTAATTCGAAACACAGGTGGAAATGAATTAAAGACTGTAGATATAAATAAAATACAAACATCTGGAGAAATCCAGACTAATTCATTAATAGATAGGTTTAGAAGAATTTATACTACTACCCCCACATCACTGTATGGGTATAATTCTAGTATGAATTATCAAACACTGCGTTCACAATTATATTCTGAATATGACGCAATGGATGCTGATGCTATTATTGCTTCTGCTTTAGATATCCTATCAGATGAAAGTACATTAAAAAATGATATGGGAGAGGTACTTCAAATTAGAAGTAGTGATGAAGATATTCAAAGAATACTCTATAATTTATTCTATGATGTACTTAATGTAGAATTTAATTTATGGTCATGGGTTAGAAACATGTGTAAATACGGTGATTTCTTTTTAAAATTAGAAATAGCTGAAAAATATGGAGTATATAATGTAATCCCATACACCGCATATCATATTGATAGACAAGAAGGATACGACCCAGCAAACCCATTAGCAGTTAGATTTAAATACAATCCTGAAGGATTAGCTAGCGCAAACAGTGGATACATTGGTGTGTCTTATCAAGATGAAGGAAGAGCTGTTTTATTTGATAATTACGAAATGGCTCATTTCCGCTTATTAGCAGATACCAATTATTTACCATATGGTAGAAGTTACTTAGAACCAGCACGTAAATTATTTAAACAATATGTTTTAATGGAAGATGCTATGTTAATTCATAGAATTGTTCGTGCACCTGAAAAAAGAATATTTTACGTTAATGTGGGAGGTATAGCACCTGCTGAAGTAGAAAGTTTCATGCAAAAGACAATTAATACCATGAAACGTACTCCTTACATGGATCCAAGTACAGGTGAATATAATTTAAAATATAACATGCAAAACATGTTAGAAGATTTTTATATTCCTGTTCGAGGTAATGATCAAACTACTAAAATAGATACTACTAAAGGTTTAGAATATGATGGAATTAAAGATGTTGAATATTTAAGAGATAAACTATTTGCTGCTCTTAAAGTACCTAAAGCATTTATGGGTTATGAAAAAGACTTAACTGGTAAAGCTACTTTAGCTGCTGAAGATATTAGATTTGCTCGCACTGTTGAAAGGCTTCAAAGAATTATTATTTCTGAATTATATAAAATAGCATTAATTCATTTATATACTCAAGGGTATAAAGATGAAGGATTAACTAATTTTTCATTATCTTTAACTACTCCATCTATTATATATGATCAAGAACGAGTAGCTTTATTAAAAGAAAAAGTAGCTCTAGCTAAAGACATAATGGACTCTAACCTACTCCCTTCAGACTGGATATATGATAACATATTCCATTTCAGCGATGATGAATATGATGAATATAGAGATTTAGTACGTGAAGATGCTAAACGTAAATTTAGATTATCTCAAATTGAAAATGAAGGAAACGACCCATCTGAATCAGGTGAATCATATGGAACACCACATGATTTAGCATCATTATATGGTAAGGGTCGTTACCAGTCTAACTCAGAAAATATACCTTCAGAATATAATGAAAAGGAAATTTTAGGAAGACCTAAAGAAAAAGTTACCAACATCAATACACAAGATAATGCTTTCGGTAAAGATAGAATAGGTAAAACATCCATGAAAATAGATGACCAATCTTCCAAGCCTGATTTAAATTTTAAAGGAGGTTCTCCTTTAGCTTTAGAAAATAATGCTAAAGTTGAATTCTTAAAAAACAAACAAATATTTGAAAATATTAAGAAAAAAACAGTTTTTAACTCAGATAATGGAGAATCATTGTTAAACGAAGATAGACTTAAGAAACAATAATCTCTATATATTTATAATCAAACTTCAACCAGAATGAAAATTTCTCATAACAAATACAAAAATTCAGGTATATTATTTGAACTACTGGTAAGACAAATCACCACAGATACTTTATCGGGGATTGAATCACCAGCCATTGATGTACTTAAAAAGTTTTTTGTTAAAACAGAATTAAGTAAAGAATATAAATTGTATGAGACTTTACTTAAAAAAACTAACATTACTGAAGGTAAAGCAGATATAATCATAAATACTATATTAGAATCTGCTAAAAGATTAAATAAAACTGTTTTAAAAAGAGAGAAATATAATTTAATTAAAGAAATAAAAGCACATTATAATTTAGATGAATTTTTCAAAACTAAATTACCTAATTATAAAATTCAAGCTGCTTTTTACAACTTAATAGAAATAACTACTCAAAATATAAATAATCCTGAGGCTTCTATTTCTAATAAATTAACAATACTAGAACACTTAGTAGCTAAAACTCCTGAAAATACTCAAGGAACTAACTTAACAGAAGAATTTGCTAAATTTGATAAAGATACTAGAATACTTAGTTATAAAATTATTTTAGAAAAATTCAATAGCAAATATACTTCATTAAATAACAATCAGAAATCTATTTTAAAAGAATATATTAATTTAGCTGATAATAATTTAAAATTACGTGATTTTTATAATAATCAAATCGTAGAAGTAAAGAAAAATTTAATAGTTCTAAATAAAAATAATAAAGATAGAATATCTAAAATCAAGATTAATGAAATTATTAGTTTAATCAAAGAAATAGATAAAACATCTCCAATAAAACCAGAAAATATGGTTAATTTACTTCAATATCATGAGTTAGCAGATGAATTAAAAAAAATAAATTTGAACTAATGGATAATTTTGATTTAAGAAAATACCTATACAATAATTACCTACTTAAAGAATCAGAACTAGGATCTAAACAAGATATTGATTTCCAAAAATATGCAGGAAATATCTTACCATATGAAGAATTACTATATGTAATAGAAGCAGAATGGGGTAAAGAAGATTTATATTATGAAGTAGAACAAGCTATTTTTGATAAAGATTTTGAAGCCATTGTTGATATTCTTATAAATTATGATGTTTGGGATAATTATAAAAATATTCTGAACCTAAATGAAGAATCAGTAACTGGAGGAGGAACAGCAGGATCTTCTTTTACTCCAGGAGTTGGAATGAATTATGCTACTCCTAAAAGTTTTAAAAAAAAAGTTAAAGAAACCTCATACGGTACTGGTAATTTAGGACCGGGTCCAAAAGCAACAGAACAGGGGGTTAAAGATAACTATTATGTAAAAAAATTTGGATACGAACCTGTTAATCGCAAAAAACAAGCTAAAAATTCTAAAGCTATAGACTATAAAGATTTATGGGGATCAACATATAAATAACAATATTTATAATCATGACAACTAACAAACTAAAAGCATTAAAAATAAAATTAGCCAATCTACAATTAGAAATACAGGCTTTAATAGATAAAGGGGAAAAAGAACCAGGATTAATCGATGCTATATCGGCTGATATTTCTGAATTTACTGACGAAGTAACTAAAATTAGAAAAGAAATATCTGATATTAAATCTAAAAAACAACAAAAAGAATCTGTTAGTTTAATGGAATTATATAAAGAAATAAAAACTAAATAAAATGGCAAGCTTACAAGAACAATACAATCTTATTACAGAAGGTAAATCAACAGCTAAAGATGTTTTCTTAAAACATGCTAAATCTTTGTTTCCTCAATATATTCCTAATCATTTTGATTTTGAATTAACTACTAAAATATTAAAACAAAAATCAATTTTAACTGAAGGTTATATTGATTTGCAACCATCATTTAATACATTTGATAGACCTAAAGAAAATTGGGAAAATACATTTACTCAATTTTTAAAAGAAGAAGAAGAGAAAAAAATTAAAGCAGATTTGAAAAAAACTGATAAAACAGTTGAAGACGTTCAATCAAATAATTTTGACTATAAAGATACTAAAAATGCTGATAACGTTATTTGGGATCAATATCAAAGAGGTATATATACTGAAATGAGTAAAGATCCTTCTCAAGAATTAAATGATGTTAAAAAATTAGTATTAAAAAATTTAGCTAAAGATCCTATTTATTATACTAAAAATAGTGCTTTTGGTTTAGAAATTGAAGGATACACAGATAAATTACCAGGGGCTAATCCTCCTAAATCTGATAAAATGGAACCTGTTTCTAAAGAAAAAACTAAAGCAAATGTTCAAGATTCATTAGGTAAAAAAGAAGCAGCTTCTAAAGGTACTCCTAAACAAGTAAAAAATGAAATGACAGTAACACCTAAAAACTCTAAAGGTGTTAAAAAAATGGAATTACCTGGTAAAGAAAAAATCATTAAGTTGAAAGAGGGAATGGGGTTAAATGATTTACTAGATGAAATTGAATTAGAAGAAGGAGCTATGGATGATGCAATAGCAACTTCTGAAAAAAAAGTAGATCAAAAAAAAGTTGAATTAGCTGCTGCTGAAAAAGAATTAGCAACTAAAAAAGAACAAGAAGCTAAAGCATCTCAATCATCATAATAAGCTAAAGTTTAATCATGGAAAAACAAATATTAATAGAAACCATACCATTAACTGTTTCCCCTCAAAAACTAACAGAATCAAAACAACCTGGAGGAAAATTAGTAGTAGAGGCTTTATTAGCAACTGCTGAAGTAAAAAACGGTAATGGTAGATATTATCCTCGTGAACTTTGGGAAAGAGAACTTAGTAAATACACCGATGAATCTATAAATAAACGAAACAGTATCGGTGAATTAGACCATCCTGATAGTAGCGTTATTAATTTAAAAAATGCATCTCATTTAATAACTAAATGCTGGTGGGACGGAGATAAAATATTTGGAAATTTAGAAATTCTTCCTACTCCATCAGGAAATATAGTTAAAGCTTTACTTGAAAGTGGAGTTACAATTGGTGTAAGTAGCAGAGGAATGGGATCCTTAAAACAAGTAGGCGAAGTAGCAGAAGTACAAGACGATTTTAGTTTACTTTGCTGGGATATAGTATCTACTCCTTCAAACCCAGACTCATGGATGAAACAGCATTCATTAAATGAATCTTTGAATAATAAAAACAACCCATACATTAAAATTAATTCAATTATAACTGATATTTTATGTGCTAATGGAAATTGTCCAATTTAACCTCTCCTAAAATAGTATTTTAGGATTGATGCCTTTCGAAAGAAAGGCATTTCTTTTTCATTTTTCTTAATTTTTGAAAAATTTTCATATATGTATATTAGAATATGTTGCTAATTCTATGCAACATCACACTAATTAATTCGCATTACGTTTCCTAATAAGCGTACTCCACAAACCAATTTTGAGGAAAAAAACAAAATGAGTAAAAACAGAAATTTATTTGAAGAGGCTATCGCCGATGCAAAAGCTATTAAAGATATGGCTATTGCAAATGCTAAAGCTGCTTTAGAAGAATCTTTCACTCCACACCTTCAAAAAATGTTATCAACTAAACTTCAAGAATTAGAACAAGAAGATTTAGGAGAAAACATTGATGAAACAGAAGATGAAAATCTTTATGAAATGGATAAAGAGAAAGAAATGACTGAAACAGCCGAAGTAGAAGAAGAATTAAATCTTGATGAACTTTTAGCAGAATTAGAAGAAGAAAAAACTGATGATCTAGAAGAAGAAAAAGACGATCTTGAAAAAGCACTAATGGAAGCTGAAGAAGAAGAAGCTGAAGAAGAAACTGAAGAAGAAGAATCTGAAGATGAATCTGAAGAAGCTGAAAAAGAAGAAGTATCTGTTGAAGATATGTCTGAAGAAGATTTAAAATCATTCGTTGAAGATGTTATTAAAGACATGGTAGCAGCAGGGGAACTTGAAGCAGGACATGAAGACATGGAAGCTGAAAAAGTTGAAGGTGGTGAAGAAGAAATCAACATCGATGAAATTTTAGCAGAAATTGAAGCACATGAAGCTAAAAAGGCTGTTAAAAAAGCTGATAAAAAAGAAGACGAAAAATTAAAAAAGGAACTTGATGAAGCTATTTCTACTATTGAAATCTTACGTTCTGAACTTAATGAAGTAAATCTTTTAAATGCTAAACTTCTTTACACTAACAAAATTTTCAGGTCTAAAAACTTAACAGAGAATAAAAAACTTAAAGTATTGAGTTCTTTTGACAAAGCTAGAACAGTTAAGGAAACTAAATTAGTATACGAAACTATTTTAGAAAGTTTAAAAGAAAAGAAAACATCACCTATCGCTGAATCAATCAGCCGTGCTTCTAAAGCTACTGGTATTTCAACGGGTGCTGCTAAACCAATTCTTGAGTCTAATTCTATGGTTTCTAGATTTCAAAAATTAGCAGGAATAATTTAATCAATTAAAAACAAAAACAAAAACAAACAAAAACAAACAAAAAAATGAGTACAATTTCATCTTTATTAGAAAGCGCTAATCCGTGGAAATCATTACAAAATGATGCAGCACGTTTAGCTTCAAAATGGGCTAAGACAGGCCTTTTGGAAGGGTTAGGACACGAAACCCACAAAAACAATATGTCTATGATTCTTGAGAATCAAGCAAAACAATTAGTAATGGAAACCTCTCAAACAGGTGCAGGAACAGCAGGAGCTACCTTTACAGCAGGTGTTGGTGAGCAATGGGCTGGTGTAGCTTTACCTTTAGTACGTAAAGTATTTGGTCAAATTGCTGCAAAAGAGTTCGTTAGCGTTCAACCAATGAATTTACCTTCTGGTTTAGTATTCTTCTTAGATTTCCAATATGGTACTACTAAAGCTCCATTCAATGCAGCGGGTGCTGCTGGATTCTACGGAACTGAATCTTTGTATGGTAACACAAATCCTGGTGCTAACACAGCTGCTAATGGTGGTCTTTATGGTGCTGGTCGTTTTGGTTACTCAATCAACAACACTGCATCAGTTGGTTTAACAGCTACTGTAGCTTCTGCTTCTTGGGCTGATTTTAACTTCGACTCAAATTACTCAGCTTCTGCTACTGTAGCAACTGGTATTAACTGGAAAAAAGTAACTGTTACTTTACCAGCAATCACTGATTTTAATGGTGTTCGTGCATTTACTTTAGCTTCTCAATCTGGTATTACTCCAGCTGATGTTCAAGCTGCTTACACTACTACTAATGGAACTTCTACAGTAACTTTCTTAGTAACTGGTTCATTAATAGGTCAAGTTGCTTCTTTAGCTAACGTAACTGCTTCTTACCAATTACAACCAACTGATAACAGACGTGGTGATTTTGAAGATGGTAACACAGCTTTAAATACAGCTAACAACAACCCAATCGTTATCCCAGAAATCAACGTAAAATTGAAATCTGAAGCAATCGTTGCTAAAACACGTAAATTAAAAGCAGTATGGACTCCTGAGTTCTCTCAAGATTTGAATGCTTATCATGCTTTAGATGCTGAAGCTGAATTAACTTCAATCATGAGTGAATATATCTCTTTAGAGATCGATTTAGAAATTCTAGATATGTTAATCCAAAATGCTTCTGCAGCTACTGAATACTGGTCAGCTGTTAACAACCAAGCTTTAGATTCAACTGGAATTACTAACAACAACTTAGGTTTCTATAACACTCAAGGTGGTTGGTTCCAAACTTTAGGAACAAAAATCAACAAAATCAGCAACATCATTCACCAGAAAACTCTTCGTGGTGGTGCTAATTTCTTAGTATGTTCTCCAACTGTAGCTACAATCCTTGAATCAATCCCTGGATTCGCAGCTGACAACAGTGCTGAAGCTACTAAAATGAAATACGCATTTGGTGTTCAGAAAGTTGGCCAAATGAATGGTCGTTACCAAGTTTACAAAAACCCATACATGACTGAAAACACAATCTTGTTAGGTTTCCGTGGTAGCCAATTCTTGGAAACTGGTGCGGTATTTGCTCCATACATTCCGTTAATCATGACTCCATTAGTGTACGATCCAGATACCTTCACTCCACGTAAAGGTTTATTGACTCGCTACGCTAAGAAAATGGTTCGTCCTGAATTCTATGCTCGCCTTTATGTTAGTGGTTTAAATACACTTTAATAATCCTTAAATTAAGAGAAACCTAGAGAAATCTAGGTTTTTCTTTTTTTTTATTTTTCCCGAATTTTCGGGTCTTTTGCAATATTTATAATAAAAATAAAATATGGAAAAAGTATGTAATAAATGCAGTGTTCTAAAAAGTATAAACGAATTTTATAATAGAAAAAATGAATTTGATGGAAAGCATAGATATTGTAAAGTTTGCATGAAATTAAAAAATGATGAATGGTATAATAACAGCAAACATTTAAGAAAAGAATATTATGAAAATTATAGAAAATTAAATAAAAAATATTTTAATGAATATTGTTACAACCACTATCATACTAAAAAAGAATTATATAGAAATTGGGAAAGAAATAAACTTAAAACCGATTTTTCTTTTAGAATTAAGAAATCTATAATAGCTTTAATATATTTTCATTTAAACAAAAATAATGAATATAAAAACCACCACACTGTAGAATATCTAGGGTGTACTATAGAAGAATACAAAAGTTATTTAGAAAAATTATTTACTCAAGAAATGACTTGGGAAAATTATGGTACATACTGGGAAATAGATCATATCAAACCTATAGATTCATTTAATTTATCGGATCCTAAAGAATTATTTGAATGTTTTCATTATACCAATACTCAACCAATGTTTTGGAAAGATAATAGAATAAAAAGTAATAAAATTAACTAAAAATGCTTGTTTAACTAGTATAGCTTACTTATATTTACGTTCAAACAATTAAAGTCATGAAAGAAACACCTTCTCAACTAAACATCCCTAGTTATTTAATGAATTTTCCATTTACATTATCTACTGAAAATCCAAATAATGTTTGGATGGATGAAATGAAACCTGAAGAATTACAAATTAATCGCCCTAAAGCTTACAAACAGTTTATGGATTTGTATAATTTTATAGCAGGCGCCGGATTAGTTTATTTATTACCTAGCGAAGGTGACTTCCAGGACCAGGTATATGTAGCTAATTTAGGTTTACAATTACCCCACATTAAAGATCGTAATGTAATGTTATTATCAAATTATACTTCTGAACCAAGACGTGGTGAAGAATGGGTTGGAAAACGTTTTTTTGATATGATGGGGTATGAAACTTTTGTATGTCCTTTTAAATGGGAGGGTGAGGCTGACTTGAAATACCTAAAAGATAACATTTATATAGGAGGATATGGACAACGCTCAACCCTAGAAGCATATGAGTGGATGGAGAAAAATTTTGATATGAAAATTATTAAATTAAATATGGTTGAACCTTATTTATATCATTTAGATTGTTCTGTATTTCCTTTAACAAATGAAAAAACAATGATTTGTACTTCACTATATGATGAAAATGAATTAAAAGAACTTAAAAAATACACTAAAATCATAGATATAAGTGAAGATGATGCTTTTGGAGGAATCACAAATTCAGTACGATTAGGCAATATGATTTTATGTGCCTCAAATATTTCTGAGTTAAAAAAAGGTGAAGAATTATATGAATTAGAGAAAACTAAAATTAATAATTTAGAAAAAATATGTGGAGATGAAGGAATGGAACCCATCATATTCAATTTATCTGAATTTATGAAAAGCGGTGCTCTTCTCTCTTGTATGGTGCAGCATTTGAATCGAGTAGATATTAATAAAAAACTTATTTAAAATATGAGTAAATCATTAGAACAGTGGCTCGATGAAGACGTTGCTAAATGTGATAAAATGTCTATTAAAAAACTATCACATGAATTTTTCTTTCGCGACCCAGCAAGACCAAACTACATAGATAACGAACATTTTTATTCACCGTGTGATGGAACAATCCTATATCAAAAATTTGTTCAACCAACCGAACAAATAATTGAAATAAAAGGTATTAATTATACTTTAAAAGATGTTATGGGTGATAAAGATTTCAATAAACCTTCCCTTGCTATAGGTGTTTTTATGTCATTTTATGATCCACACATAATTCGCATGCCTTATGGTGGGGTAGTGCGTTATAGACATTTAGATCCCATAGAATCAACTAATAGACCAATGCTAGCTGTTGAAAAAGATATATTAAATGCTGTTATTAATCCTAACAATATGGATTATGTAAAATACAATGAACGAATGGTTATAGAATGTTATTCACCTTCATTAGATTATACTTACTATGTTGTTTTAATAGCAGATGAAGATGTAGATGTTATATGCCCTTTCCATCCTGAACAAAATGAACTATTTACTCAAAATCAAAGATTTGGATTGGTAAGATGGGGGTCCCAATCAGAGATAATTTTACCGTTTGATGAAAGGTATAAATTTGAATTATGTCAAGAGGATACATGGCATGTAGAAGCTGGTTTAGATAAACTTGTGAAGGTATTACCTAAATAATATTTATAAATAAAAATTATGTCTCAACCAAACAATGATGAAGTTTTTGCTAACAAGAAAAAGCCTAAGGGACCTATAAAATTTAAAATAGAATTAAATAGTGAACAAAAAGAAGCAAAACAATTAATACTTGACAATCCTGTAGTACTATTAAAAGGCATGGCAGGTAGTGGTAAAACATTAGTTGCATGTCAAGTTGCTTTAGATCTAGTTTTTAAAAAAGAATTAGAAAAAATAATTATCACTCGTCCTACAGTTTCTAAAGAAGAAATTGGATTTCTTCCTGGAGATCTTAAAGAGAAGATGGACCCATGGTTAGCTCCTATCTATGCAAATCTTTATATGTTATATGATAAAGAAAAAATAGATAAAATGTTAGCTGAAGGACAAATAGAAATAGTACCCTTTGCTTTTATGCGAGGAAGAACTTTTCCTAATTGTTTTATAATTGTAGATGAATGTCAAAACATAACTCATTCTCAAACTGAAATGATGTTAGGACGTTTAGGTAAAGGAGGAAAAATTGTATTTTGTGGTGATTTAGCTCAAGTAGATTTAAAAAGTAAAAAAGATTCTGGAATTGGATTTTTTCCTAGACTAGAAGAAAGAATTAAAGGAGTTAAAATTTTATCTTTAAAGAAAAATCATAGACATGAAATTGTAGAAGAAATATTAAAAATATACGATGAATTCAGGGATATACAGTGATTTCTGAACTTCATAATATTTATAATAAATAAACTTCTCGAATCATGCCTGCTGGGAGATATTCATTCATTATAGAACAGGGAGCTACATTTACTGTTGAATTACAATATAAAGATAGTAATGGAGTTCCAATAGATCTAACAGGTTATAGTGGGAGAATGCAAGTTCGTCCTAATGCTGCATCCTCAACAGTATACATTACATTAAGTAGTTCCTTAAATCCTGATGGAACCGGAATTAATTTTAGTGGTTCAAATGGATCTACACCCCCTACTTCCGGATCTATAGGATTGTGTATTTCTGCTGCTTCCTCTTCTTTACTTAATTTTGATATAGCAGCATACGATTTAGAAATTTATTCAGGAAGCTTCGTTTCGAGAATTTTAGAAGGCCAAGTTAAATTATCTAAAGAAGTAACTCGATAATGGGAAATTGTGGAACCTGTGGAAACTCAATAACAATATCAGGATGTGGATGTGGTTCAATCATTGAGATAACCCAACCAATAACTAATGTTGTTGAAATATTAACTGGTCCTCTAGGTCCTAAAGGAGATCCTGGAGAAACAGGAATTAGTTTACCTTTTTCTTATGCAGGTGGTGATTTGTATAGTACTACAAGCAGTATTGCAGTAAATACTATTACCATTAATGTAACTTCTTCTAATACTTCTTCTATATTCTTAATTAACATAAATAATGGATTAACCACTAGTAGTGCCTTTGCTGTAACTAATGAAGGAACAACAGTATTAGGAACTTTCAATCAAACCCCAACCCCTGTTGTTGGAGGACTATTCTTTAGCAGCAGCTCAGAATTTTTCATAGGCATATAAAATTCATATATTTTTTATTAAAAAGGTTATATTTATGTTAGATAATTAATAATTTAAAAACCAAAAAAACAAACAAACAATGGCAGAATGGAAAAAAGTCATAGTCTCGGGCAGTGCCGCCGAACTATCAGACTTAAGCGTAGACAATCTAGTCTCGGGTTCGGTTGTAATTGGTGGTGGTGCAGGTGGTAACCTGACATCAACAGCAATCAACGGATCAGGGAATATTTTAGCTACAGAAGGCGCAACAGGAGTATCAATCACAGGTTCGTTTACCGGATCATTTGCAGGTGATGGTAGTTTATTAACAGGAATTGTAGCAACAGATTTAGCTAATGAATTATCACAAGGAACAGGTATCACAGCCTTTACCTTTGATGGTTCTACTAGTGGAATAGTAGTTGAAGTATCTGGATCAGACACATTAAGCACGGACACAGTAACCAAATGGACTGGTGATGCATTTGCAGATACCAACATTACAGATGATGGCACTGTAGTAACTATTGACAGTAATACTACTGTAAGTGGTTCCTTAACTGTAACTGGTAATGTTATAAGCACGGGTAGTTTAAATTTACAGCCTGATGCAAATGACGCTAGATACTTAGAAGTTTATAACACAAGTGCTCAAGACACACACATCACAGCAAGTGGTGGTTGGTTATTTTTAGGTGATGATACAACTTATGTAAAAGTTGATAATTACTCTACTAATAATTTAATAGAGTTAAGAGCAGATAATGGAGTTCAAGTATCTGGTTCATTAAATGTAAGTGGATCGCAAGTTTATTTGACTACTGATGATTTTACAGTTGGAGGAACAGGTGGAGCG